TTAATATCTCGGTCCTTCAGGCGTGGCAATAAAGATAGGAGGCAATTCATGCAAGGAACTTTAATTGGTGTCTTGATTGGTTACGGCCTGTTCTGGGCAATCAATACCCCTGGCGGCCAGAGGTTCATTTCAAGCACTAATACTAAAGTCGGCCAGCAACCGGCGCAGAAAATAGAGAGAGAGGTTAAAGCGGATGGAAGCAATTCACGCAATGAAAGCGCGGCTAGCGACGGAACTTGAAGAAACATGCGAAGACATGCTTTGCAAGTCGATTTCCGAAAAGCATCTTGAAATGATCACCCTAACGTCCAAAGCTATCATAAGCCTTCATGAGGCCTGCCGCGTGATTAAGAAAATGCAGGACTATGAAGGCAAAAGTATGGACGAACATTACAAATAAAAGAAAGCGAGTTACTTGCCATGAGTTGTTGCAAGCCTCCGGCCTTTGTCGTAACTAGTGTGACTACCTCGGCCACCTTTGTCACCTTGACCGTTAACCGACTGTTCGCTTCTGTTGGTGACAACGTTGATATTCGTATCTGTCTGTTGAGTGGTTCCATACCAGCCAACAACACCGAACAAATTCAATTCACTGACGGCACGGATACCTTTGTGGCCCGCATGTGGAACGGTAATTTCTTGCGTGCGGATAGTCTTAGGAATTTTCTGAACCGTCGCAGTTGTTGCCGTCCGTGCGTTTCCGTGACCTTGTGCGCGTTCAAAGGCAATGATGATGCTCATATCACCGTGTTCAACCGAATGTGTCCGAGCACGTTTATTCCGGTGGCCACCGCCACCTAAACCAAGGCCCCTGTACAGGGGCCTTTCTATTACATCCGGGCCAGGCGGCGAACCTCTTCCCGCATGTGTTTGGCGATTTCATTGTCTCTCAGGCGGCCCACCTCTTCCAACAAATACCCGATATCTCCGTAAGCATGGGTGATGAATGCTGCCGTGTCTTTCTCCAGACCATCCAAGCGGAGGGACTCCCCCTCCCATGGCCAGGCTTGGGTCCGCTCAAATCTCTTCCTAATCTCCGCAAGTTTGTTGTCTTTCATTGTTCGTTTTCCTTTTCATTAACAGGAAGGCCAAGGGTTGAACGCGGCACAAGTATCCGGGAGATGGAAGATTCCTCCTTGACCCGGTCGAAACATTCGGCGGTTATGTAAATAATCGTGGCGGCACCTTTCTCCTTTTCCCCCATCTTGGGGATGGCAAGCACTAACGTTGTCAACGCGGCCCTAATAGCATCGGCGTCCAAAACCATGTGCTCATCGTTCATGTCTCCGCTGATTTCCGTTCCTTCGGCGTAGTGCATTTCCATAATTTCATCCTTTTGGGCCATTCTTGTTCGCGCCGCCGACCAAAGCCGCAAAGGCTTCGGGGTCGTTATGTCGCAGGTTAAAATACTGATGCATTGGTGATACGAACTTGCTAAAATCTGTAGCCGGTTTCGCTGTCTCCGGTTCAGCGTTTTTTATCTTCCAATCGTTGGTTCTCTCCAATAGGAATCCCGTGCTCGTAGCCAAGTGCTCAAGGTGGAGCAACCCACTTTCGGCATCCACTGCATCAATGCCGTGCCGGATACAAGCTACCAGATGCCGTCCTATTGCATCCAAGTAATACGAGCTATCGACACTTCTCCAACTTTCCGGGTCCGGATACTTCTCCGACGTTGACCAAGTCCGGACACGAGCCACGCCTTCAATCAAGGCCGGTGGTACCAAGGACACACGCGGCTTGCCTATCGTCTGTTTGCAACCTTCATCATTCGTCATGCTCCCCTCCCCAGGATTTTTTTAACATCTCGCAAACTTTATCCATTGCCGTCGGTGTCAATGACGGCAATCCATTGACCAGGGAGTCGCCTTCTCCCTCGATAATTGCCCTCCTTATGGAGTCGTAAAGCTCCCCATGATCGGGCGGAATCCAGTACAAGTCCTTGATCGAACAACAATCCACACATGTTTTGAAGACACCTAATGAATCGCCACCATACTCTTCAATCACATGTTCATGCTGCTCCTCAGCAGATATTATCCGGCCATACTCACAACAAACCGTTGTTTCTGTATTATTATTAATCACACAATTACTCATGATTCACCTCTCAATATTTCTTTAACGTGATCGGCCCACCGACAGCCGGTTTCTGCGCCGACCTCCCCGGTGGGGTCCTGCGCCTCAATAAACGAGGCGATGTTATTGTTAAGCCGCCGCCAATTCCTTTTGCGCTCTGCGGGCCGGTCCGGGCATTGCGCCCATTGGTCGGAGGCAAGGGCGGCCAGAAGATGGAAGAAGCTTAATGTTTGCTCTCGTGACAGGTTGCCGTCTTCGTCGCTCTCCAAGGCCTGGTTGACGAAGTCGATTAACCCATCCTGAACCCTGCGCATGGGCCGGTCGAATACTTGCAGGACGTACGGACAAAGCCGCTTGACGGAACTACGAAGTTGATCAAGTGCCGGGTCGGGATTAGTCGTGGCCAGGGCATCGACAAGCAACCAAACGGTTGTGGCCTGTCTCTCGCTTTTGCTACTCATTGTTATCCTCTCTAAGCGGGGTATCCCAATTTTTCAACAGCCAATCCCACGTAACTACATCTCCCTTGCGATGTAGACCGACAACCCCCTCTGACTCTGATATAAGCTCGTTAAAGACTTCAACAAGGCGATCATTGCGTCTTTCCAAATTACAAAACGCTTCTAATAAATCGCCATATGCCCCCTGTTCATAATCGATCAGTCTCTCAATCTCCTCTATAATCCGGTTCCCTCTTTCTTTTGCGGACATATTCATATCCAAATCTCCCTCCACCGGTTGTTTTTATATTGCCAGGCTTGAAACTCATATTCTTTCCCATATTTTTCTTTGGCCCAGAGGAACTTTTCTCTGGACCCCTCGTAGATAAAGCCGCCCTTGACTTCGATCACTTGCTTGCGGCCATCGCTAAAAGTCAAAACAAAGTCGGGCAGATAACTGCATCGTTTGGCCAGAACGAACTTTAATCCCTCGAACTGGAAATTGGTGACTTCACCTTTTAGCACCAGTGGCTGGATGAAAAGGTTATAAAAATTGCACTCCGTGCTGTTCATTATGCCTTTGACGTGGCGGTGTTTGATTTTAGTGGGCGGGCGCATCATGACTTTTATTCTCCAATAATGCCGTGGTGGAATATCTGGCGTCGGCCATGATCTCGCCGATGGTTTTCGCCTCGATGAAAATCCCTTCAGATTCGTAACCACGTGCGGAATTATCGCGGTCAATGACCCCATAGACCTTGCCCTCGGCCTGATGTTGTCCGCGCCGAACGGCCTCGGCATAAAGGGCGGCGAACCGGGCCGGGATGCGTTGCAAGGCCAATTCCTTATAATTCATCTCACAAAGGGTTGGCCAGTCGCCAAGGGCGAGAATAGCCGCCGCGATGGCACCGTCTTCGAATACGACATTGGCATAGGGGCCGATGTTTTCAACGGCCTTCATGACCTCCTGCCAAGCAACAGCCGGGTCCTTCCCGCCGCCTTTGCCACCTCCCATCAACTCGAATAGCTCGGCGGGTTTTGGGAAGAACTTACAGAACAGTCCGGCCTTGTCGATGGCCTCTAGGACTGCGCCGTGGTCTTGGTTTTTGAACATTTCGTAATAGGCGAGGATTCTTTCTTTGCTGATGTCTTCATTGAGGACTGCCGCCAGTCCACCTAGGGCTTTAATGAATTGTACCCTGAAATTATTTTCATGCGTCATAATTTCCAAATTCCTCCAAAAGACTGTTGACCGAGTTGACGGTTAAATTTTGTTTCTGCTGGTTCCAAGTGAGTGGCGGCGGTCCGTTCCTGGCCGGCGTATGGCCCTTCTCTTGCGCCTTAGCAAGCCAATTGGTGACAAAACGCGGCACGTCTTTCTTGCGCTTGCATGAATTGGCTTCCATCCAAGCGACCGCCCGAGCGCATTCGGATTTGATATTAACCGCCGGGTAAGCTATTTCCCAAGTCCCTCTGTTTGTATCTATGAGTCGCGCTATCTTTTCTCGAACCCAAGCCATATACCTCCTATGATATTGTTCCGGTGCCTCGCCCTTGGATGCTTTCGGCATGGCGGCAATGCGATCATCTGGTTGATTGCCTCCTCCGGTTAGGGTGAATGATTCTTCACCGTCCTCTATCTCGATTTTCTCCGTTTCTGTGTCCTGCTCCGTTACAGGTTCGTTACTGAAACGTTCTGGTAACGTTACATCTTCCTTTTGTGACTGCTTTTTCTCGCGGTGTTTACGCACTCTCTGTGCACTGCTATCAGATTTGCGCTCGGTCCAGTCGCGGAGCCGGTTGCTTTCATCAATGAATCCCTTCTCGATGAACAAGGCCTTTGACCGCTGCCATTCCTCCGGGCTGATGCGCAGGGTAGACACGACAACGTCATCTGGCGGATCAGTATACCCACTGCATCGGAGGCAGTAAAGCATATCCAACCGCCTTTGGTCCTTTTCATCCATCATCTGGATGTTAGGGTCATTCATCCAGTTCCAATATTTTCGGAACCATGACTTTACAGATGCGTCGCCGTGTTCGTTTGGCATGGTATGTCCTTCGAGAACTTTAGTTAATCGTCGCTCTTGCCCTCTCCATCACCGCCACCACTGCCATCACCGCAACCGAGACCGTGGCCGCTACAACGACGGTCTCCGCTACCGCTCCCGTTTCCATCACCGTATCCATTGCCGCCACCACTACCGGCACCGCTACCGTGTCCGTCACCGTAGCCGCGACCATAGATGCTACCGACGCCGTCATCGTAGACATTCCCTCTCTGGATGTCTTCATATTGACCAAGAAATTCGAGAAAAAAAGGCACGTTTAGTCTCCTTTAGCCTGGTGCGCGTATTCAGCTTCTTCAATGCTATGCACGGCTACTTCGGTGCAAGGGATGATTTCTATGGCCTCTAGCCATACGCTAGTAACTGGGGCGCAGATGATACTGCCCTTGCCGATGATGCCATACCGGGCTACGCCGTGCGTGCAAACGCCATCGGCGGCGTGCCACTTCCAAAGCCTTCGGGCATTACTCAAGATGACTTCTCTACCCGCCCTATTCTCCAACGTTCCGAAATGAACTCCGGCGGAGTAGGTGCGCACGATCACTTTCTGTCCGATCATATAGCCGCCCATATCCGTGACACGGGAGGCCGTAGCTGTCTCCGAAGGTTCCGTAGAATATCTAGCCCCTTTAATTGTATCAATCAAGGCTTTTAGTTCATAAGGGAGATACCCGATTTCTTCATAAGAAGCCAGCCTGTCAAGGATATCTTGGACACTCTTACAATGAACAGTCCCTCTTTCATCAATGCTTGTAAATGGTCTATTTATCATTTCATACCTTTCTTTCCGGCCAATCATTTCATATTCCTGAGATAGGTTAATGTCTGCTTGCCCTGAGCTTCTGTAAGTTCGGAGGGGTCGCCGGTTCCGTATTCGTCCACAATATCGGGCGGCAGGTGCCCAGGTGCACCGAGGCGGGTTAATTCCTTTTCGATGGCCTCAAGGATAGGTCGGGTGATTGATGGCCCTTCCTGCGCGCTTCCAGCGGCCTCCTTGCCCGGTTTGGGCTTGACCGGTTCAGGTTCAGGCGTGGAGGACTGCGGCTTTTCTGTCGGCTCCGGTGCGGCCTGTTCCACGGCGGCTTCTTCTTTGATCTCGTCGGTGGTGATTCTGATCGGGGCGTTGTCAAATTCATAGACACCGTTATCGGTCTGCCGCATGTCGTACATTTCTTCGGCGGTGTGTAACCCCATAGCTATTTCCGGAGCGTAGGTTCTAACGAACCAAGCCGCCGCCCGATAACGTAACATCTGTTCGGGCATGGTCTGCCACTTAGAGCCTGGCTTATTCTGCCATCCTTCTCTTTTGGCCAAGCCGATAGTAATCACCGTTCCATCTAGTTCGTGTCCGGTGGCCGTCTCCACGGCCCACGCCTGGCAACCGCGTTCGTCCGTGCCTTCTTTGCCGGTCCATTTATAACGGATGGCTGAAAAGCGACCGCACATGTTAAAGGTCGCAATCAGGAATTGCGCACTCCAAGCCGGTGCGCCGTTGACGATATAGAGGTTTTGACAAACCATCAGAGGATCGGCCCCAAGCCGGTGGGCCATATTTAGGGCAATCATGCAATTGGAGATATTGCCCTGATAATGTTTGGGCACCAAAGTGGATTGTGCAAACACCTGTGCCACGCGATAGGTTAGGTTAAAGCTGGAGCCGCTGAAAAACCCCAACTCTTTGGCATCGTCACCGGGTTTGATCACCGGGGCCGTGGCGGCTTTGAGTTCGGTTAAGCTGGTTGAAGTGACTGACATTTTTTATCTCCTTACAATGCATGTGTTGTGAATCGGGCAGGATTTAGAACTGCAAAACATCGAACGCGGATTAGGGAAAAAGTTCCCGGAATGAATGAGGTTGGCGGCCATCTCTAGGATGCCGGGTCCGTCCCCCTCACCGATCAGCGCGGCCTTGGGGTTGTGGACCTGGCCGGTCCCGGACCGTTGCCCCTTAGCCGTCTTCCCAGCTTGGAGACCGATCACCTGGGCCGGGGCTTCCATCTGTATCCCGGTGGCCGCACTCACCAAAAGCTCATAAACTCCAAGTTGCCAAGCGTGCCCGGCTGTCTTAGCCGTGCCGTCGGTATTGACTGCGCACTTACCGGTTTTGATATCGGCGACTCCCCAGTGGCCTTCTTTATCCTTATAAACGCGGTCGGCCGTACCGGTCAATACTAGCCCTAGATCGGTGATCTCTAGGGTCTCACAAGTGATTTCAACCCCGGCGTAATCCATAGTCGGGGCGACATCGGCGCAGTAAAGATGGTGAAGATCAAGCGCGATTTTCTCAACTTTGTTCGGGGCTTCCTCCCATAACACTTCTTCATCAGGTTTCTGAATGGCGTCCACGGCGGCCCCTGCGGCTTCGTCAACGGTTATCTTGTTGCCGCGCAAATGGTTAAGATCATAGACGGCGGTAGAGGCGTGAACGGCTTTGCCCAGCATGGCCTTGTCATTTGAGGGAATGCGCAAACCACGAATATAGGTCGCTTCCCACCGGGCCGGGCAATCGAACAGGCCAGGCATGGAACTTGCACGGATGGCGATATTGTTCATAGGTGTCCCTCTCTTATGACATCTGGTAGTATCAAAGATTGGAGCCGCTCTATTTCCTTGAAGGCTTTGGTTAGGCGGAATTTTAAGTCATCGCGCTCAAGGTCGAGTTCAACGGCTCTTTCCTGATAGTGCTCTCGTTCGTTTTCCAGCTTCTTTATTTCTTGAGACAAATCCCCCATGGCCCAAGTTATGCCGTGACTGTCCAGAACCATCTGGCCCAGGGCGGCCCGAAGCTTGTCAGGATCGTAAGACATCATTTCCTCCCCTCTTTCCATCGGTCATTCAGCCGATTCGGATCGGGTTTATAGTCATAATAACCGCTGGTCAGCCGCCGCGTCATTTCGGCCTTAGCATAGGCCGCCTGTACCATTTCAAGCCGGTATGAGAGCCGCGGAGAAATTTCATCAAGCTTCTCCCAAAATTCAGCGACGGTTATCTCGCTCAGGTCTTCAATGATGCCGTTGTATTCGGCGTTGGCAAATTCGCCTGATATTGTGCTCATTCGTCTGCTGCCTCCCAACATTCAACACATCGGTCACAGTGCCAAGAATCGATATGTTCAATCTTCCATTCCGCCGGTCCAGCCCGGCGCACTAACTCCAGCAGCTTTGCATATGCCTCTTTGTCGAGGTAAAGATGCTTGGCATAATAATCGATATCGAGATCTATGGGCGCGACGAGTTCAAGGTAATATCCTTCGTGGATGAACGCAGCACAAATGCCATCTCCAAGATAGGCGCTCCCGTCAACTATCTCTAATTTTTCAGTCATGAGTTACCCAATTCTTTCAGAAGTTCCTGTTGGGCGTTCTCTTCCAAGCGTTTGGCATCTCCCCAACACTTGTCGCATCGCGGGGTAATGGTAGTATCTGGACCGTCTAAATCCCAGCACCTCTTGAGCGTTTCGGTATCCCTTGGACACCTCACCTCTGTTAGAATCTTACGGAAATACCGTTTCTCGTACCATCCCTCCGGGCGGGCTTCTTTAACAAATTCCTGGAGTTTCTCATACCCATTTTCATTAAGATAAATATGTCTGTCCTGGGCTGGGTCCGAAGCTGAATAGATGCTCAGTCTGATATGGTCGTGTTCATCACATAAAGCGACGTGAACGTCCCCTCCAAGATACATAGTCAAATCCCCCCAATTGTTTGGTCCTTCGGACTCAGTGAGGGCGGGGAGTGGTTCCGCCTGGTGATTAAGGCGATATCTCAGCCGGGCGTTCTCCTTTTCAAGCTCTTTGATGGTTCTGGCCTGGTTGCTGACGGCGGCGGCCAAAACTTCTTTCATGCGGATGATGTTAGTATGGGTGCTCATTTGTTTCCCTCCATGTGTTCGGTATGATTTTCAAAAACCTCAGGCAAAAGCTCCTGGAATTTATCCCGGACCATCCCCATAAGTTCCCGTATCTGTGGATGGGCGGCGGGAGAGCATCGGAGAGACAGGACATGACGCCACTCCCGGAGGTTAGCCGTCATAACCACTTCTGTTTTGGTACTGTTAGGCAGAACTGTCCGGGCTTCTTGGGGGGAAGCGCCTAATTTAAGTAAATTAAGATATCCCTCTTCGGCTAACAACATAGCCTTATGCCAAATATTATAACAATAGGAAGCTTCGGCAAAGAATAAAGGCTTAATTACCTCTATACCATGTTTATAGTTAACATATCTCTGGCTTTCTTGGCTGTAGCTGGCTAATCTATGCCTAACTAATTCATGAGATACCCCGCGATCACAAATCAGCCGTACTGAGATACTCTCATGCTCAATAACTGAATGATGTCCGCTCTTAACCAAGCTCCTGACAAATTTACTGGCCGATGCCGAGGTGATATGGGACTCGGACTTATAACAGATTCGCCCGGCCCGTTCCAGCCTGGCCAGCATAGCCGGGGGATCTATCGGGGTTAAGATTTCAATACTGGGATTAATTACTTTCATTTTATCACCTCTATATCTTGGTCGGATTCTATCATTTCGTCAATCTCTTCTCTTGATGCCCCATTAATAATACGAATCGGGTTTTCAACAAGAACTCGCCATTCCTCCTGCCCGGTCAGGGCTATAAATGTCTGAAGACTAGCAAACATTCGTCTATTCAGGTAAATCATATGGGGACGCACAGAGTCAGAATCTGAAGGTGATTCAAGTTTAAGATATCCTCCTCTGAGAGTGAAGTTTGCATAGACGCCTTCATCAAGATGCGCCCGATATAATTTTTCAGTCATCATTTTTCTTCCTCCTCCTTCCAGTCTTTCGGACAGAACTGCCCCACATGGTTTCCGTTGTTACCGCGTATGACGTAGACGCTCTCCTCGTCGTCGTCACATAAAAATGATGAATCTATCCAAGTTGATGGCTGTTTGGTTTCTTCCTCTGTGCATTCCGGCTTCGGGTTAAGGTGGTGCTCAAGCTCGGCGATTTTCTCGTTGAGGCGTCTATTCTCCTTCAGAAGGTCGAACGCTTCTTTGATGATATGTTCGGTCAAGGTAATTTCAGTGGTCATGCCTCTGCTCTCTTTCTTCTTGCGCGGTTTTCGCGTCGGCTGTCAAGTCTTTGACATTTGCAATTATGGCGTTGATCTCTTCCGGGGAAAGGTTAGTGTCTTCGTATTTGGCCAATGCCTCAAACACGTCAACAGCACAACCGCAGGCTCGGTACTTATATAGTCCATGTGTGCAAGGCATGCGACATTCGACACAATAAGCGTACCCATTTTCCCGTTGCGTTATCCGGTTCATCTTATCACCATCCATACATAAAAATTAAAGCTACCACGGCGGCTGCTGTTGCGAAGAAAACCACTCCGGCCACTACCTCCACTGCAACGTCTTTAATGTTCATCTTGTTCACCTTCCGCCCCGGCCTTGGCGGCCATCTTCTTGAACTGTTGCAATTTCTGCAACAGTTCGGGTAGGGCGTTCCGCATAGCGGTTATTAAAGCTGTGTCCGCCGCGCCTTTTTTATCATAGGAGGGGGACGTTATCTCTGCCCATATCTCCCCGGTGTCGTTAATACTAAAAAGGGAGGCCACCATAGAGCCGATAACCGGAGGCTCCTCAAATTTAGGCCATGCATCATAGTCGCCGAATCGTCCGTTGGCGGTCATCAGATAATTGTCCCAGGGTCCGGGCGTGGCCAGCCTCTCCAACTTCTCAAGCCGGGCGATTGCTTTGTCGATGTTAGTCATAATCAATTTCCCTCCGTCAGGATTATCGGCTCTAGTGCTTTCAACAAATCTCGGGCCGCCTTTTTGACAACACTTGGAAGCTTCGGATTATGCCGAAAGATGTTAGCGCATTGGTCGAGTGGTAAATCGGCAATGGCCTCAAATAGAGCATCTGCTTCGTTTTCCAATTTATCTAAGTCGTACATTGTCAATCTACAAAGGCGTGCGCTCACGGCGTGGACCTTATCCAAGATTTCTTCTCTTGCCACCCGCTGGCACGCACTAATGATCCCAGCGAGTGACGCGCTCCAGAGGGCGCGGTCGAATGTACCGCACGCCTCCAACAGCTTTTTATGTTCATCCCTCTGGTCTGTCATCTGTTCGACGTTGCGCATAGTAATATCCACAATCTTCTTCTCCTTTGCCCGGTTTATCCGCCGGGCGTCGGCGCGGCTGTTAATAGGCTTGGATATATTCCGGTCTGCAATAATCAGCCATTTCCCAATAGTAGGCTGGAAGATCGGAAACAGTTGCCCGGAACTTAAAGCCCTCCGCATGATATTCGGCCAACCGGTCCTTGTTGCCGCAATAAATTACTATGGCCTCTCTGGGATTTTCAGCGTCAACATACGCTGTCTCAGTATATGGGCTTCTGCCGTACTTTGTGCTGACTCTGTATATTTTCATGGTTGCCTCCTTCTCGTTGACGGGATGTGCCGCTCGGCGGTTAGGTCCAGAAAACACCATCAAGGGTGTCGTTGGCGAAAAAGTTGTCATCATCGTAGGGAAAACCCTCCATGTCTTTTTTGTATTCCTCAACAGCGTCGGCCAGGTTCTTGGCGGCGGCCCGGACCGCTCCGGAAAAGTAGGAGTTGCTTTCGTGTTGAAGGATGGTTAGTGCCCGGTCAAGTGGCATGTCGGCTATGGCGTCCATCAGGGCGAAAGCCGCGACTTCCAGTTCCCGGCCGTGTTCCCCGGTCTGTAAGTCGCTTATTGTGGTGTCGGGGAAATATGAAGGGTCGGCGGCCATCTGCATCCGATCAACAATGAGTATACTCAAGTCACTGGCGGCTTTCTTTGCTTGGTTCGCTTGCGGGCCATTAAAAATTAAGGCTACCACGGTAGCGAGGGCGGGCATTTCGTTCAAGGACTTGGCCAGGGCTTCGGTTTTTTCGAACAGTTCCCCGCCAAATGCCCCGGAACTAAGTTCAACTAAGGATGTGCTAATGTCTATTTTCATTGGAGGTTCTCCTTTGACTGAGATTGATGTTTGTTCTTTTGTTCCCTTATGTGAGAACATACTACCACGACTCCGGGAGGGCTGTCAACCCCTGATTTTAAATTTTTTCAAAATATTTTTGTCGAGTCAACCTGTAAGAAATGCTTACAGGTTGAAACTTTGAAGTTTCAGTAACGGATATTGAAACGTTACATGTAACTGTTACTGTAACTGTTACTGTAACGTTACACGATTTGTTACAGGTTCAAGCAAAAAGAAAGACCGCCGAAGCGGTCTGTTTGGAAGCGATGAAGGCAAGATTTAAATAGGCGGGTGGGTGTTTTGTCGGCAGGATTTTAGGAAGTGTTCAAATAGCTCCACAATGCCTCACCGGACAGACGGTATAGCTTCGGCCATTCCTTCGGCCTTCCTAGCCTTAGAGCCAATTTCTTGGCCGTCTCCGCTCCTATACGGCGGCGACCTGCTAGGTAGTCGCTTAACCTGTGGCGGGTTATCCCCAGTTGCCTGGCCATACAACTTTGATCCCCCCAGTCACCGTAAGACATTGATATCGGTCCTCCCTATAACTTGTTAGTTCTGCTATAGGGAAACAGAATATCAAAGAATCAATCACTTGTCAACCGCCAATAAAAAGAGCCGGTAGACTATTGGCGTAGTCTGCCGGCTTCGGAGGAGACCTCAGATTAGAATTATCTAAGAAATATCTGTTTGAATATATAACACCTCCCGCCGCTCTTGTCAACAGAGACCACGCTAGAAGCGGCCTGGCGCCCTTCACTTAAGCCCGTGCGGCTGTCTTATGTTGCTTGGTTAAGAAGAGAAGAGAGACACACCCCCGCCCCCTGTGGGGGCTTTTTTTCTTCATCTTAAAAAATAACTCTTGACTTTTAAGAAGAAAAGAGTAAAATCAAAACTGGTTTTGGGGCTGGTGCTGTCCGGAACGATCGGAATCGGCTTCAAAACGGCGAAAAATGGCGTCAACTGATCGTTTGACGCATCTCCTTTTCAATGTTGAGTCACCTTCATAACCCTAACGTCAAGCCTCGACCTTAGCCCAGTCGGGGCTTTTCCTTTGGCGTTAATCTCCTTTTATCAATACCTTAACTGCATCCTGCTTTGGTCTTTGGTTTGGCCTGGCGGGTTTATTTTTGTTCCGTCGTGATTAGTATTCTTGTTTTGTTACATGTAACGTTACATGTAACGTTACAGTAACGTTACAGTAACGTTACAGTAACGTTACAGTAACGTTACTGTAACGTTACCATGTATATACATATATTTTTTCGAGGCTATCCTGTTGTAATTAAAACAAAAGCGTGGTATACTCTTGGCATTTATAGGGGGTTTTACCGTTGGCCGATCATCTCACGCCGAAACAAGCACGATTCGTTACCGAGTACCTGATTGATCTCAATGCAACTCAGGCCGCTGTTCGTGCTGGGTACAGCGTGAAGACGGCGAAGGCCATTGGTCAAGAAAACCTAACCAAACCAGACATAAAGGCCGTTCTTGAAGCGGCCATGTCTAAACGTGCCGAAAAGACGGAGCGTGGAGCCTTGGAGGTGCTCAAAGACATTCAGGCGGTCACCTCTGCCGCTTGGAAATCGGACGACCTTAAAACGGCGCTGAAGGGCCTTGAATTGGAAGGCCGTCATTTGGGCATGTTCACCGACAAACTTCATCATACTGGTAACGTTGAAACCGTGGTGGTCATCAGAGAGGAACGTGATGACAAAGCGTAAAGAGGTTGTCTTCACTTATAAGCCGCGGCAGTGGCAAAAGGAAGTCCTCGACGCTTTAGAGTCGGCTCGTTTGGCAATCATTGTAGCTCACCGCAGGGCCGGTAAAACTGAGGCCGTGGTCATTCGTTTGTTGTTGGCGGCCATAAGACTCCAACGTAAGCACCCAGCTCCCTTCTTTGGTTATGTTGCGCCCTTCCTCAATCAAGCCAAGGCTGTGGCCTGGGATCGCCTTAAATATTATGCTCGGACGCTTCTGGATTTTAATTTGGCGAAGATCAATGAAAGTGAGTTGATCCTGTCGCTTTGGAACGGTTCAACTATTCGCCTTTTTGGTGCTGACTATCCTGATCGGCTTCGTGGCTTGGGCTTCGATGGTGTGGTCATGGATGAAGTTGCGCAGATGAAACCGGATACCTGGCCGTCTGTCGTTCGTCCTGCTTTGGCTGATCGCGGGGGCTGGGCCGTTTTCATTGGTACACCTAAAGGCGTCAACATCTTTTATGAGCTTTACCAGAAGGCATTGAGCCGCCCCGAGGAATGGTATTCGGGGTCCTTCCCCGCCGATAAAACTGGGGTGATTGACGAGGCAGAATTGGAAGGGTTGCGGCGGGAAATGGGGGAAGATGTTTTTCGCCGTGAGTTCCTTTGTGACTTCACTGCGGATGCTTCCGGTGTCTTCATTGACTTTCAATCTGTCTATGATGCTGCCAAGCGTGAATGTCCTTTGGTTAATGCTGCGCCGCTTGTCCTTGGTTTGGACGTGGCCAGGTTTGGCGATGACCGTAACGTTTTAGTAATGCGGCGCGGTTCGGTAGCAGAGGATTACAAGGTATGGCAAGGGCAAGATTTGATGTGGACGTCATCGGCCACCGCTGAATACATTAACCGCCTTCAGCCCAGGGCGGTTTTCGTTGACTCTGTTGGCTTGGGGGCCGGTGTTGTGGATCGCCTCAGGCAATTAGGCTATAGAGTTATTGGCGTCAATTCTGGTGCCAAGGCCGGACGTGATGATAAGTATTCTAACCTTAAGGCTGAAATGTGGGATAGGATGCGGCAATGGTTACAGGAGCTTGCCGTGCTTCCTGACCGTGAAGATTTTAAAAAGGACTTGTTAGCTCCGACTTACAGCTTTGATGCCAGCGGTAGACTGAAAATTGAAAGCAAAGAAGACTTAAAGAAGCGCGGCATGGCCTCTACTGATATAGCCGATGCTTTGGCCCTTACCTTTGCTCAGCCGGTGCCTCATGCCGATCTTAGGCGTAACAGGCCGCGTTTCGCGGAAATGGAGTAAGTGTTCATATGGATAAGATATTGAGATATGATCAGCTTAATAACAAACAGTTGGCGCAACTCTACGATATTGCCAAGCGTGAAAATGTTCTCGACGCGGTTGCTTTTGACGTGGCGGCCGACTTGGATTTGTTCTTGGCTTCGGTTCGCCTTATGACCTTTTTTGGTGCTGGCTATGATTCAAAGGATCAGCCTTTGGGGTTCTTCTATCTCACCAACTTTGAAGGAAGCACCGCTCGTCTTCATTTCTGTTTTTTTGAGGCCGGGCGGGATCGCCGCTTGGAACTCGGGCGATGGGTTCTTGACTGGTGTTTTAAAGCCTTTGAGTTTAAATGTCTGATCGGCATTGTGCCTGTTATTAACCGGGGCGCGGTCAATTATGCTAGGGCACTTGGTGGCTATGAGATGGGGATTATTCCTGGTATCTGTTATATTCATCGGCTGGAACGGTCTGTTGGTGGCGTTCAGTTCATTTTTGATAACAGGATGATTGCCACTAATCCGAGTTATCCGGGAAAGCCGGAACACTCAAAAGATGTAACGTTACATGAAGCGTTACAGTAACGAGGAAGGACAATTAATTATGGGCGGCATGTTCAAAAAACCAAAAACTCCAAAGGTTGATACCTCAGCACTGGAAGCGGCGGAGGAACAGCGACGCAAGGCTCAAGAGGATGCGGCTTTGTCTGAAGCCAAGAAGACGGCTGCAGAGGAGGCCAACATTAAAAGGAAGAAGAACGTGGCGGCCAGTGGCCGGGCGTCTACCGTGTTGGCTGGCGAATCCAGCACCAACACCTTGTTGGGAAGCTAATCACCATGATGAAGATTGCCGCCTATATCAACCGGTTCATTTTTGGTGAGGTGTCGCCGTTGCTCTGTGCTCGCGGCGACCTCACCAAATACGGGGCGGCTTGCAAGGAAATGGTTAACTTCATCCCATTGCTTCAAGGGCCGGTCCAGCGGCGCGGTGGAACGCGGTTCATTGCCAAGGCCAACAATGGCACCAATCCGGTGGCCCTGATCGACTTTGTTTATTCGGCAACCACTACCTATATTATAGAAGTCGGCAACCGTTACATGCGGTTCTATTATCAGGGCGCGCCGGTTCTGAGTGGCACCACGCCATATCAGATCACAACTCCGTGGACGCAAGCCGACATCTTCAACGATAGCGGCGTTTGCCTTCTCAAGTGGGTTCAGAGTGGTGACGTGCTTTACATTGTCTGTCCTGGACAGCCGCCGCAAAAGCTAAGTCGCTATGGGCATACTAACTGGACCATTACGGCTTTGCCTGGGTGGACCACCACCGATGTTACCCGGCCCAATGCCACAGCGATAGCCTTGTTTCGTGAACGGCTTTGTTTGGCTGCCGGTCAGACGATTTATATGAGTCAAAGCGGTGCCTTTGAAAATTTTGAACTGACAAAAAAATATATTCCTATAGTCGAGATTACTGCTCCGGGTTTTACAATAAGTCTCAATGTTCCCGCAGTAGGGAGTATTGAATTTCTTTCGTCTGGGAACATTAGGCTTCATGTCTCCTATCTTGTGGATGAAGTTGATGTAGTGCGTATTTCTGCTACCAGCTATAATTTGGTTCCAAAAAGCGGCGTTGATGGTATTAGCCGGTTTGGGGTTATCAATGATGATGCTCCAACTGGATGGCGTATAACTGCGGACGGAGTTACTGGCACTATTAGGGTCGGTAACTTCATGGCGTCCTTCGATCCGAACAAAAGCTCTATCGAGCGCGACAATTCTGTTGACAATGGATATATTGTTCGTCCGTCCTCCGACATTATTGCCGCCGATGATCCGCTAGAGCTTAACGTTTATTCTGAGCAGATGGATAAAATTGAATGGATGGTTCCATCTGAAAGCTTGCTGGTTGGCACTACCGGCGGCGAGTTTACCGTTGGCAAGACGACCACGGTTGACCCTCTTGGCCCGGAAAACGTGGAAGTTGTGCCTCAAACGAGTTTTGGTTCGTCACCTATTCAAGCCTTGCGAGTCGGGGCCGTCTTGCTTTTTGTCCAGCGGGCCGGTAGAAGGGTTCGCGAATTTGCCTATGACTATGCTGGCGATAATTACCTTGCTATGGATGTTACCGTTGCCGCCGAACACATTACCACCGGAGGGCTAACTTGCTTGGTCTGGCAATCTGAACCAATGGAAACATTATGGGCGGCTAGACCGGACGGGCAGATGATTGGTTTCACTTACAGTAAGGACCAGGACATGACCGCTTGGCATCGGCATCAGCTTGGTGGTGACAGCAAGGTCAAACATTTGGCCACGGTTCCGGCTATTCATGGGGGAAGAGACGAGCTTTGGCTGTCTGTTCAGCGGGTTGTTAACGGCTCTACAGTACAGACCATTGAACGGATGGAGGCTGGGCATACCCATGGCGATGGCGTTACTAATGCTTTCTATGTGGACTGCGGCTTAACCTTCACCGGGACTAACTTGACAACTATTAGCGGTTTAAGTCACTTGGAAGGATGCGAGGTGGCTGTGCTGGGAGACGGTGCCGTCCAATTGAATCAGGTGGTGACCAGCGGCCGCATCACCTTGCAACACCCGGCCAGCGTGGTTCAGGTTGGTTTACCCTTCGAATCTAAGCTGACCACGGTTAACCTTGAGATGGATTTGCAGGATGGTACCATTCAGGCCAGGAAGAAACGATTCAACAAGGTTTATTTAAGGCTCATTGAATCAGGCGGCGGGGCCATTGGACCGGAGCGCGGCAACCTGACCAGCCTTGAGAACCGCCGAGGCAGTGATATCATGGACAAGGCCGTTCCTTTGTTCAGTGGCGACCGGGAGATCAACTGGCCTGGCGGGTGGGAAACGAACGGAAACATTACAGTGGTTCAGGAATATCCTTTGCCTTTCACTCTGGCCGCCTTAGTGGTCGATGTCAATGTTGACGGAAAGAACTGATATGGCTCTTGATGCTGACAACGTATTGAAACGCTTTAGCAGCCTGGAAGGCAAGAGGGGCGAATATGAAGGGGCTTGGCAACAATGTGCCGACTACGTCTTGCCACGTTTCGGGAAGAATAATAGCAAGTCATTCTTTATATTTGACTCTACCGCGCCGCTTGCTTTGGGCCGCTTCTCCGCTGCCCTGGAATCCATTTTAACGCCGCGAACCCAGAAGTGGCATAGTCTGGCCACAGACCCTGCTGAATTGACTCGGAGTCCAGCTGTGGCCCAATATCTTGATGAAGTTCGTGATATTCTGTTTGCTAATCGTCTGGCTCCGGGAGCTAACTTCCACAATCAAATGGTGGAGGCTTATCTTTCTTTGGGCGTCTTTGGAACGGCGGTCATGCTGATTGATGATCAATTGGGACGTGGCCTCCGTTATCAATGCGTGCCACTTCATGAGGTTTATCTTGATCAGAATGCCTCCGGTCAAGTGGACACGGTGTTCAGGGCCTATCAGTTAACGGCCCGACAGGCCATGACCGAGTTTGGCGACGAGTTACCGGAAAGCATCAGGAAGGATGCTGAGGATCCCACTCACATGGATCGGCATTATGATTTTATCCATGGCGTTTTTCCCCGTCGCGATTTCGACCGTCGCCGTCAAGATGGTGTTAATCTGCCGGTAGCCTCCCTTCATATTGCCAAGGCCGCTAAAAAGGTGGTTCGTGAAAGCGGCTATAGAGTCATGCCTTACGCCGTTTCGCGCTTTACCGTGGTGCCCGGCGAGGTCTACGGGCGTTCTCCAGCCATGGAGGCCATGCCTGATATCGTTCAGGTCAACGCCATGAAAAAAACAATGCTGAGGGCCGCTGAGAAGATGGTTGATCCGCCGCTTTTGACACCGGAAAATGACGTGTTGACAGCGTTTAGCCTCAAGGCCGGCAGCATTAATTACGGCGGTCTCGATGACCAGGGCCGTCAAATGGTGGTGCCTTTACAGCTTGGTGGCAATCTTCCCATCGGCATGGAGATGATCAGTAATTCGCGGGAGGTCATCAATGAAGCCTTTTATATCAACCTGTTTCAAATTCTGGTGGATACTCCGCAGAAAACGGCAACAGAGGTTATCGAACGCGCGCAAGAAAAAGCTCAACTTCTGGCTCCGGTTATGGGTAGACAGCAATCAGAGTTTTTGATGCCGACCATTGACCGCGAATTGGATATCTTACAGGCCGCCGGAGTGATCCCGCCACCGCCAGAAGAATTGACTAACACTGGAGCGTTGGTTCATCCTAAGTATGAAACGCCGATGGCGGCGGCCTTGGATAGCCGAGACGGTTCGGCTATCCTTCAAGCCTTCCAGGGCGTTGCGGCTATGTCACAGGTCAATCCTCAAATCATGGATATCATTAACTTTGACGAGGCCGCTAAAATCGTTATTCGTTCCTTTGGTGCCCCGGCAGCCATTCAGAACGAAGACGAAGCCATTGCTCAGATTCGACAGGCCAGAGCCGAACAGGAACAGCAGCAAGCTATGATGGAGCAAGCGCAGATGGCCGGTGGAGCTATTGAAGGGTTGGCTAGTGCCGAGGAAAAATTGAGCCGTGCGGCCACAATGCAAGGCGGAGGAATGCTGGTGGGTAATGCTTAACATAAATAAAGGCGCGGCCTATCGTCGGCTGTTCCTGGATGATCACGGACAACTAAAGCCGGAGGCTAAACATGTATTGGATGATCTGGCGAACTTCACCCGTCTATGGAAAAACTCGCCAGCGGATTCTATGGCACTGGCGGTGATAGAAGGTTCACGACAAGTCTTGCGGCATATCCTAAAACGGTTGAAAATCAATGACACCGAGCGACAAATGAAAGGAATCGTGTATGATGAATGACGTTCTCAATGACGAGGGAAGCACCACGGAGACCACTTCGGCCGAACCGGCCGACAGTCAACCGGCTGGCGGCCCTACCAACTGGGTGAGTTCTTTACCGGAGGACATGCGGGGGCTGGCCGAAAACAAAGGGTGGAAGGAACCTGCCGACGCATTGCGAAGCTATCAGCATCTCGAATCAGTCTTCGGCGCAGACAAGGCCGGCAGGGCGCTGCTGGCCCCTAAAAGTGCCGAGGATACCGAAGGCTTCGAAAAGATATATAAAGCCTTGGGGCGGCCCGATGACGTGGACGGCTATGAATTGAAGGGCTTGTTTGAAGGTGACGAGGTCGATGATGTTTTCTTGGGGGCTATGGCCAAAAATATGCATGAGGCCGGACTCTCAAAGACGCAGGTTCATAAAATGGCAACGGCTTATCAGGGCATGTATAAAGCGGCTATGGCTGAAGCGGAGGCGCGACTTAACACCGAGATTGATGAATTGAAAGCGTCCATCCCTGCCGAAATTCAAGAGATGGCCCGGAGGGGCTTCAGGCTGTTCGGTCTGCCTAAAGAGGAGGGCGATGCCGTTTCCGACGCCATTGTTCAGGCTTTGGGGCCGCGTCAAGCCGTCACCCTATTTGCCAAGATTGGCCAGGCCGTTGGTGCCGACCGCCCGGTCAATGGGGCCGAGCCGCCCTTTAGAGGCGCGGCTAACAGTCGTATTGATCAGCTATTGGCTGACCCGATATTCAGCAAGCGATATCTTGAAGGCGATCAGAGCGCTATTGACGAGATAAGCGAGCTAACTCGTCGGGCCACTGCTAGGTGAAGCGGGCCGGTTCGCAATGGGCCGATAACCCTTAACCATTAATCTCCTTCCAAACATCCGGCAACCTGCCTGGGGACAAAACATCCCTAGGTAGGTCGGAACGCAACACATCAACGCGGGTCGAGTAATCGGCAACCCCAAGCTTCATAGACTTATTGATTTCATTACTTCATTAATAGAAGAAAGGGGTTTGCAATCATGGCAACCGATTTCACCATTCAAGATCATCATGTAATTCAGTTCACCCGAAACGTCGAACTGCTGTTACAGCAGAAGACGGCTCGTCTGGCCGGTACCACCGCCATTGGAAGTTATGTTGGCGAAAAGGCTCAAGTCATTCTCCAGTTCGGTGAAGTGGAAATGGAAGACTTTGACCCCGGCTTTGGGGCTGGGCAGTGGAAAGGCGATACTGTCTGGTCTGACATTGAGCATCATCAACGCTGGGTGTTCCCATCCGACAAGGTTCTGTCTCTGCCCATTTCCAAGCCGGATCCCCTCCGCATGTTGGTTGATCCACGTTCGCCTTATGCCGAGGCCATGAGGGCCGCCTACGCCCGAGAGGTGGATGACAAGATCATTACCGCCGCCTTGGGTGATGCCAAGACCGGCCGTTATGATGATATTCAAAACACGCCGTTCCCTTCCACGCAGATCATTGACGACGCCACCGGGTTGACTATTGAGAAGCTCATTGACACCAAAGAAATGTTGATTGCCGCTGACAATGATCCGGCGGAAGAACGTTTCTTCGCTTGCTCTGAAAGCCAACTTTCCGATTTGTTGAAAAACACCAAGGTCCAGAGTATCGACTATAACACCGTCCGCGCGTTGGTTAAGGGCGAAATTGACACTTTTGTTGGTTTTAAATTCATCTCTACCGAACGCCTCCCGCTGGATGGAACCAAACGCCAGTGCTTCGCCTGGGTCAAAAGTGGTCTGCACTTTGCCACTTGGAACAAGTTGGACTTCAAAGCTGACCCGCGACCTGATAAAAACTATGTGTGGCAACTCTGGCAACACGCCACCATCGGGGCCACCAGAACCCAGGAAAAGAAGGTTGTTCAGGTCAACTGCGTGGAAGCCTGATTTTAAAATGGAGAGACAAAATGGCCAGCACAATAGACATAGTTAACCGTGGATTGTCTAAACTGGGCGACATGCGGATCACTGCTTTGAGCGATGAAACCGCCGCCGCCCAACTGGCCAACTCCATTTATGAGGTGGTTAGAGATGCGGAGATTGCGGCCCATGCCTGGTTATTTGCCACGGCACGGGCGCAACTCCCGGCTTTGGCTGATAAGCCGGCTTTTGGCTGGTCCTGGCAATATGAATTACCCGCCGATTGCCTGCGGCTGATTCAGGCCGGGGGCTGGCCGCAACCGGTTATAGATAACTACATTAACCGCGATACCAGCACGTTTACCATCGAGGGCCGGAATATTCTGACAAACCTGGGGCCAGCTTTGAATATCATCTATTTACGGCGAGAGACCGACACAAGCTTGTATCCACCGGTATTCATTGAGTCTCTGGCCTGCAAGCTGGCCGTGGAGATGGCCGAAAGCCTCACCGGCTCAACTAACAAACGGCAAATGGCTTGGCAAGAATATGACCTTACAATAAAGAAGGCCAAGCGGGTTAACGCTATCTGTTTGCCGCCGCAAGCGATCCAAGATGATAGTTGGATGTTGGGGCATATGATGGGGGTGCTTTGATGGGTGGATTTCTGACTGTTGTTCCACTTCTTACTGGATTGGTTAGTGCTTATGGCGGGATTCAGCAGGGCCAGGCGCAGGCGGCCAGCTATGCGGCCCAGGCGCAGGCCGAGAAGATGAACGCGCAGCTGGCGGCTATCAATGCTGACATCGCCACCAGCGAAGGCAAGCGAAGTCAAGCCCAGGCTGCCGAGGCCGCTACTAAGGCCATGGGAAGACAGAGGGCGGCCTTGGCCGAAACTGGTATATTGAACAGTGCCACCGGCGGGCTGTTACAGGAACAGTCGCAACGGGAGGCCGAAGAGGAACAGTTGCGCATCGGGCGGCAAACCGAGATGGAGGCATTGAACTATAAAATACAGCGTTCCAATGCTCTCACCAGTTCAAACATTCTTTCGTCCAATGTTCAAGCATCAAAAACCGGGGGGGTGTTAACGGGTATTGGTAGCATTTTGGGAGGAACGGCAGAGAGCTACCGCAACTATCGGCTCTACAGTTCCGGAAGGTAATCAGATGGCTAATATTCAATCTCCGGCGGGACTGGCCGCGTTGACCGCCTCTCAATCAAGAGGCATTTCAACGCCGAGAAGTAACGTCTATGAAGGCCGTGACGTCAACATCGGGCGCGTCTCTGCGCAGTTCTCCGGTGGACCGGCTGTAAGCGGGGCGGTCGGAGCAGGACTTCAAGCCTTGGGTGGCGGACTAGGAAAGTGGTATCAGGCTCTTGAGGCGCAGGAACAAACGAACCAGACCTTTGAAGCCATGGAAGCTCTCAATGCTTTCCGTGAACGTCAACGCTCTATGTTCGATCAAATGGAAGGGATGAAGGGCCGAGATGGTATCCCTGCGCCTTATCTGATGGAAGACTTTTACAAAAAGGAACGTGAGAACTTCGACAAGCTGGCCAGAGGCGACTTTCAGAAAATGATATATGCTCGCGCTATGGACTCTGCCGAGAATCAAGGTCTAGACGCGGCCATGTCTCACCGGACGCGGGAAATGGATAATTACCAAAAGTCGGTCATGATGGGTGATCAAGCTCAATTTGAAGCCGTGGCCGCTGACTGGCGAAGCAGTTCCGACGATCTTACCCGCGCCGCTATTCCTTATGTCCAAAGGAGTTTGGCCTATTACCAGAGCAAAGGGCTTGATCCCCGGTCCGCAGCGCTGAAAGCCAACAAGGACTATCAAAAAGCCCTGCTGACCAATGCCTATAACCGATTGACTAATCAGATAGCGGCCAGCGATCCGGAGGAGGCGCAGCGGATTATTGACGGAATACCGAAGTCAACCCGTCTGCCGCAGAACATCGCGGAGATGGCCGACAAGGCCGGACAAGCTAAGGGCGTGGATTCGGCCTTGGTCCGGGCCATTATTATGGCCGAAAGCGGAGGGAACCCGCGGGCCATTTCGTCGGTCGGAGCGCGTGGCTTGATGCAGTTGATGCCGGGCACGGCTAAAGACCTGGGGGTTAATCCTGACGATCCGGAACAGAACGTTCGGGGTGGAACAGAATACATTTCACGGATGTTGAAACGTTACAACGGCAACCTCAAGCATGCGCTCATGGCCTATAACTGGGGGCCTGGAGAAGTTGACCGCTGGTTGCAAAATGGCGGTACGGGGGCGGTGCCCAGGGAAACGCAAAAATATGTGCGCGGCGTGATGGCCGATTACCAGATGCAAAAGAGAGGAGGAAAGCAAACTGGTGGAATGAGCCTGCTCCAGCCTGTGCCTGGCTATACTAAAATCTCGTCGGGCTACGGGCCGCGCAATACGGGCATAGCCGGGGCTAGCACCTTCCATGAGGCCATTGATATCCCGGCCCCTATAGGAACCCCGGTGCAAGCCACTATCGGCGGTACGGTCAAAACAGCCGCGAATAAGGGCAAGAACGGAAACTACATTGTCATTGATGGAGATGATGGTCGGGAACATTATTTCCTGCACCTTAACAACTTCGCGGCCGGATTGATGTCGGGGCAGAGAATAGAGCAGGGGCAAGAGATCGGCGGCGTTGGCAATTCTGGCACCTTGAAGATCGGACCTCATTTGGATTACCGCATCAAAGAGTCCGGGAAGTTCATCGATCCGACCTCCGCGCTGTCTGAACGGGGACAACCGGTAATGCTGGCCGGTAATACTTTGGTTGAACCCGGCGATGTTGTGAGTGATGCTTTCGGTGTAGCTGAGGGCGCGGTTGATCCTGAAGCCATGTCTTTGCCCGAGGCAGAAATCAATTTCGGCGAGTCAACCGCCGATTGGTTATTGGGGGATGACGCCGCTATCGTGGCTGAGTTGGGCGGCCCGGAATATCGTCTTAAAATGCAACAGGACCTGAATAAAATTGTGGCGGAGCAAACGAAAGCAGAGAAGGAAACCGCCAAACAACAATTAGATGACGCGGTTTTAAATCGAACCCTTACCCCGGAGATGCTGGTTGCTCAACTGCCGAACTTGAGCCGTGACAATCAAATCTATTACTTCAAAGCTATGAACGGCGAGGCCGGCATCTGGAGTGAAGTCAAGAAACAGGAGGTCAAGGACTTGGACAAGGCTATTGGGGCCAACATCTTAAGTGGTGCTATCTATGACCGGGATGGATTAAGCCGCTATCTGGCTAATAACAATTTGTGGGAACTTGTTACCCCCGAAAAAATGTCCTCATATGAATCGCAGATTAAAAACAGAACCGAAGTGCTTAACAACGCTATAGAACAGTTTGTTTTGAAACATTCCGACAAACTGAACCCTTCGGGCAAGCCTCAATTTTATCTAGTCGATCCCAAAAAGAAAAAGGATCCGGCTAGGATGGCCCAGCTTGAATCATTTAAGCTGACCGCAATGGAGGCTTTCCACACGTTCAATATCACGGCCCAAAGCACCCAAGAACAGATTGAACGGGCACTTGAGGCGACCCTTGAGACCTACGAAAAAGAAAATCCGTTGGAATATATGCAAATAGCTGGGCTGGATATGGCCGGTGAACAGATTGCCGCACTAGCCGACAAACGGATCAGAGATGGGGCCGAGGACATGACTCCGTACAATCAACAGCGGAGCAGGATGGCCGTTCAGGATGGCGTGCCCATGAGAGAGATCATGGCCCCAAGCTCGAAGACGTGGAAGGGGCAGGGGCGTTTGACCTTGAACAGAATCGACGGCAAGGTGTCGGCTCATAAGGATTTTTTTGAGAAGGTTGGCAATGCCTGGAACACAGACCCCGATCTTTTGGCCGCAATAGCTCACGTGGTTAGTGGTGGTGACCGGCTGGCCACCGGACAGTTCGGGAAGAATGGCCGCGGCATGATGCAACTCACCCAGGAAATGATCGCGCTTGTTCCGGATATAACCAGACCGTTTATGGGAGATGGGAGGCCTGTGATTATTCAAGATATTACGGACCCCTATCAGAGTATCCAGTCGGCGGCCGCCATATTAGACGCATTGATGCGAGAGAACGGTGATGACGTAATTGACGCTTTGACCAAATATGCTGTGGCGGCCGGGGCAGATGATCCGAAAAAATTCGTCAGCCGAGTGGACGAAGCCATGAATGACAAGGGCCGATTTGAAGCAAGGCGGCCCGGATATGGGGGCTATGGAGGTGGGACGCTGGGCAACGCCGCAACCTACCAGGAAACTCCAGTTTATCGCCCCGCGCCCCAGCCTCCTGAAAAGGAAAAGAAAAACTCTGTCTCTACTGGATATTATTATTAAGGTAAACATATGGATGATAATATAGCTAAAAATGAACTGCCGATGGGCCTGCTTGAAGTGGGCAATATTGACCTGACTAACCGGCCTATCGTCAGACACGCCGATGGTAGTTATAGCACTGTAGCGACCAGGAGCTTTAATTTCGGGGGGCAAGAGGTCGTACTTCCAACCGTTTCCGAAGATGGGCGGATGATGGAAGATGATGAAGCCATACAGCAATATAGGACGACCGGGCGGCATTTCGGGAAGTTTGACACCATAGAAAATGCCGAAGCTTTCGGACGCGCTCTGCACGAAGAACAGGATCTCCTTTATAGAGGCCGGTTCGAGGCGGGAGAAGGGGCCGCGCCCACCCCGGTGGCGGATACAATGTCTACGTTGGTTCGACCCTCCGTTAGCCGCAGTGATCTTTTCAATATCGAGGTTGAAACGGACACAACCCCGTATTCCCCTCTTTTAAACCGACCCAGGCACTTGCGGCGGCGGCCGACAGTTGAAGACCTTGAGCAAAGCTTTCAGGATGAACTTGCCTCACGGCGCGGCCCTACCACTATGGCCGACGTAGAGCAAGCCTTGAGGCGCGCTCGCAAGGAAGACATGGACGTCGGGCGGGCTATCTCGACCGTTGGCGCAGTGGCTGAAAGATTGCCTGAGGACCAGTTCAGGCGAATGCCTGCTATCGTTCAACGTTCGGATGGAGACAAGGTTTGGATGTTCAGGCAGAAACATCCGGAACTCAACGACTTCTTGAACCTGCCCGAGTTTCATTTTATCTTCGGCGACAAGTTCGAGCCGCTGGATACCATGACTAAAATCTGGTATGCGCTGCCCGGAGCCACGGGTTATCTGGGGCTTAAAAGCGGCTGGCTGAACATGGAGAGCCGGAAATCGTTTCAGGATGTCTTCCTCGGAAACAAGTCTCTGAGTGACCCCGAAGTGATCGCCGAACGACAGGAACTCAACCGGAAGCGGGAAGAACTGGCTGACCTGTTTGAGAAGATTGATTATGATATGGGGGTGCTTTCCCTCATTCCTGAATTCGGGATCAACGCCGGGGAAGTATTGGGCGGCATGGTTAGGGGCGCGGCCACGCCGGAGGGCGCAATCGGGCTGTTGGCCGGAGCCGCTATCGGCGCAGTTAGCGGTGGCACGGGGTTACCTCTGGGCGCGGCGGCTAGCGGCCTCTTGACTGGTTCAGGCGTGGCTATGGCTGAGGCCGAAGCCGGTGAAACTATGTGGGAGATATGGGAAAGCCAACCGGATGAACTCAAGGACCAGACCTTGGCCGAGACCGGGGCGCTGTTCACTTTCCTTTTCACTGCCGCGGCGGAGAACATCGGCGCACATGGTATGTTAAACCCCAAAGTTGGGGAGGCCATAAGCCGGAGCTTTATCAGAAACGCGGGGAAGATATCGCCGTCCTTTGCCGCCAGCGCGACCAGAGTTTTGCAATCCCGAGGAACGAAGCTGGCCGCTGAACTTGCCGTACACACGGCTCCTGAGATTGTGACCGAAACCCTAGAGGAGGGGTTCCAGACCGCTATCCAGATTCCTCTGGCTGAGGCTTATAACGATCTTTACCGAGGAACCGGCTTGCTGGCCACCAAGCCGGAGCTTTCGGATGTGCTTTCAAGCATGGGGCATGCGGCCTGGAAAACTTTCTGGGGTGGGGCCGCTCCCGGTGCGGTTCATCCGCTTTATCATTTCTGGAGGGATCGTGGCAAACAGCCGACCTTAGATCCTGAGGCAGCTAAACGCATAACGGACGCGGCAATCAAGCAAGCTCATGTTTCTATCGTCGCGGACGAAAACGCGCGACTTAGAACAGGGGCAAAGGAACTTACGGCCACCATCAGGGGGCTAATGGACGAGAAAGCCACGCCTGAGGCCGTGAGCGCCGTGCTGGAGACGCAGGAAGAAAAGCCGGTCTATGTCAACGCCGAAGTTCTCAATAGACTCTTTCAGGCCGAAAGGGAAAAAAACCCGGAGACCGATGCCGATGCTTTAGCGGCAGAAGTTCTGGAGCCGCTGGGAGTGACTGCGGAACAATTTGCCGAGGCATTGGACAGCGACACCGACGTGCTGATAAATCTCCGCGGCATGCCTGAGGTGGTTAATCATCCGTTATGGGATCAGATAACGGACGCTCTGACCGTGGAGCCTGCCGGCGTGACCGAGGACATGATCACCGACTTAGGGGCCATGGGGCCTCCTCCGGCTATTATGACGTCGGCAGTGGCCGAGGTGTCCGGGAAGACCAGAAAAGACTTGGAAACGAGGCTCAGGGCGGCTGGGAGGACCAAGGCCGAAGCAAGGCGCGAGGAACAGATACTTTCTCGTATGGCCGGAATTCTGACGCGTGCCACTGGTGAGGACCCTAATGCTTGGCTAAATGAAAATTTATTTCTGGGTAAGGAGAAGGTGCCGACAGCGCCAGAAAGCTTCCAAGCTCAAGAAGAACTATCAGCGGCGGCCTTGCCGATGGAAACGCGCCGCCGCCCTAAGGGCTTGACCGAGGTAATAGCCGGGGGGCGTTATCGCGTGGCCTTCTCGCCGAAAGCCGACGCATCAACAGCCATGCATGAGTTTGAGCATGTCTTTATCAATGAAGCCTTGCGGGTTCTGGCATTAGATGCTGACAAGATTGCCGACGAAACGGCTCGCGCACAACTTGAGAGAGACATCGTTGAACTGGCCGATTGGGCCGGTTTGCCTGACTACAAGAATTGGGACACCGAAACACACGAGAAGGTGGCTAGGGCCTTCGAACAGTACATGATGGAGGGCAAGGCACCGGTTAAGGAACTCAAAGGCATCTTCAGCCGGATGCGGCAATTGTTGTTGGGCATTTACAACGCTCTGAAGTCGTTGGGCGAACCGCTCTCCGATGATGTGCGCAGAGTTTTTGATCGGCAGTTGGCTACTGATGAAGAACTTTCGGTTGAAAGCTGGCGGGGAAAGCCGATCCTTGATCTCGAAGAAATGCGCGAGGTTGACCCAAAGCTTTACGCCGAATATGTTGAGGCCGCGGCTAAAGCCGACCGGGCGCGTGACGAAGAAATAATTGACTTTCGTAATGCCGAACATGAGCGGCTCGTGAGACAATGGCGACGCGAAGGTCGAAAACTGGCCGAAGATGATCTGCGGATGATCCGCATTAAGGAAATAAAACGAGTTGGCGGAATGAGCCGGGACAGTTTAGAGGCGATCGGTTTCGGCCCGGCCACTCTTGAATTTCTGCGGAAAAGAGGCCTAATTTCCAAAGACAAGGGTAAACGAGGTGCCGACGAGATCGCCGCAGAATACGGATTTGATTCTGCTGATGACTTTATACAAGACTTGTTGACTATTCCGACCATTAAAAAGTTTGTCGATGATTATGTCGCCGCTCAAGAAGCCGAGTTCGAAAACTATTTCAATTCTGATTCGATCTTAACCAATGCCGAGCTTGATAAGTGGGAGATGGAGAGGGATTTCTTGGGGCGGTCTATGGCCGGGAAGGACAGCAAATACGCCAACCGAAGCTGGAGAGATATCAAGAAGATCATTGACCGCAAAACTGGCGTAAAACCCATTGACGAAATAGTTGCGCAGAACATGGCCGATCTGAGGGCCAGTCTGAAAGCCCAGGCACGGGCGGCGTTGGCCGGGAAGCGGGAGGGTAAAAGAGAAGCCCAAGCCAAGGCGGCGGCGGAACGCCTGGAATTGGGGGCCAGGCTGAAATCGTTGGCCGAGCGTCAACGTGATGTTGCAAAGGCCATTGCTACATTCAAGCGGATAGCCGGGCAGAAGACGGCTCAGCAATATAGGCATGGCGGCATTTTGCCGTCTTTCCATTCGCAGATTAAGGGCATATTGCATGAGTTCGGGATTGGCCCGGCTGTTACCACGGAAACGAGTCTGGCTAATTTTGTGGCGCAGGAACAGGCTAACAATTCTGGGCTGGTGGTTGCCGACTGGCTAGTCAATGGTGATTGGCCTACCTTTGAAACCGGAGGGAAGCGTGTGGGGCGGCGAATACCTTTGAAGTCTCTGCCCCTCAATCAGTTTCAAGAGCTTCAGCAGGCCATAACCAATTTGACCTTTTTAGGGAGACGTTCGCAGGGCATCATGGTTGCCGGGCAACTCCAGGACCTCAACTCGACCGTTGAACGGCTGGTGGTCGGGGCCGAGGCCAGGGTTAAGGTAAAACCTCCGGCCACCGAAAAAGAGATATTCGAAGACACCGGCGACAAGAACAAAATTGGAAGCACGCTGTTGAACTTCTTTCAAGGGTTTATGCCTGCCTTGCTGAAAGTCGAAACTATCTGCCGTGTTCTGGATGGCGGGGAATATGGTGGGACGTGGCAACAGATTGTCTATGAGCCGATTAATAAAGCCTATCATGATACTTTGGCCCGGACCGAAAAGCTGACCGCTGACATTGGTGATCTGGTTGAGAATATCATCGGGAAAAAGGAACTGCTCAAGTGGCGAGGCGAAAAGCTGGTTATTGAAGGTGTCCCGTGGACCTTCACCAAAGAGCAACTTTTCATGTATATCATGCACTTAGGCAATAAACAGAACACCACCTTGGCGCGTCGATTCGATTTTAATAATGATGGAAGTGGCGTCAGCGACATTCAGCACCAAGCTCTTATGGACGCGGCCCCCAAAGAAATGTGGGATATGGCTCAGACGTTATGGGACTATCAGGATAAGCAGATGTTTCCCGAATTGGATGCCTTGACTCGGAGGACTACGGGCCTTCCGCTTAAGAAGGTGGAGGCCGAGGCGGTCATTTCCCCTTATGGTGAATATCGCGGCGGTTATTCGCCAATCGTCTTTGATCGCCGCATGAGCAGGACGGCTGAAAAGCTGGAGGCGGCCAAGGATAGCAACCTGGCCGCGGCCAATGCCTTCCGACCGGGCAAGACCAATGCCGGGGCCACCATTGAGCGCGTCGGGGTTACTTACAATGACCTGAGAGCGCTGCTGAGTTTCGACGCACTAACCAACAGTTGGAGCGAAAACGTCTATGACCTTGGTTACAGGGAGGCCACCAGTGACATCAAGCGGGTATTGGCCGACCGGAGAATACGGCAGACCATCACCGGAGCTTTCAGCGATCAACATCTGAAACAGTTTGATTTGTGGTTGCAGGAGCAGATCGCGCCGGGCAGTGAACGCAAGAGCACCCTGTCCGGGGTTGACGCCGGGCTGAAAATGATCAGGCGAAACCTCTCCACGGCGGCCATGGGTGGCAAGGCCAGTGTGGCCTTGTGCCAGCCGTCAGGCATCTTTCAGGCCATGCATAAGATAGGAATGATTCAAACCAGCATCGGCATTGCTAGCTTTTTTGGTGGTTTTTTGACAGGCGGCCGGCCATTTTTGAACGAGCTTTATAAGAAGTCGCCAGAACTGGGGAAGCGGAATACTAGCGGAAGTTTTGACCGCGACATTGGGGAAGCATTCAAAATGCGCAATCCGCTTCACAAGGTAATGCGAGACCGGCTCGATGATGTGGCCTTTAAGGTCATCAGCATTTTTGACCAGTTGACGGCCAATAGCGTTTGGACTGGGGCTTATTTGCAGTCTCTGAAAAAAGGACAGTCCGAAGCGACCGCCGTTGAATATGCTAACTCTGTGGTTAGGACCACGCAGGGCACCGGGGCCTCAAAAGATTTGAGCTATGTTCAGCGCGGTATGGGCTATGGGGACCTGGGGAAGATATTTACCATGTTCGGAACTTTTTTCAGCGCGTCGCAAAATCTGTTTTGGGAGCAGTATCAGCTTACAAAAAGAGACATTCAGACGGGGCAATATGGTAAGGCGGCCAAGGGCGTCGGTTCGGCCACGCTGTTTATGGCCCTCTTACCGGCTATCTATGACGCCTTGATCAGGGACGGTATACCTGATGACGAAGATGATCTCGCCGATATCGGGAAGGGCATGGTTAGCTATTATGTCGGAGGTATCCCCGTGGTCAAGGACTTAATCAGCACGGCTCTGGGGACCAGTTACCGCTTCACTCCGGCCCCGATCCTGGAGGCGTTACCGCAGATGACTACCGGGTTAGGGCGGGGCGTCTGGGACGTGCTGACCGGGGAGGAAGGTGGAGCGACCAAGATAGTCCGGGGGCTGGGCGGCTGGACCGGTCTGCCCACCGGGCAGATCACCACCACCATGAAGGGCATTGAGGAATGGGACGAGCGGGAAGGGGTGGACGCCCTTTACAGATTGTTAGTCCGCGAAAGTCCTAAATAATTAGGAAGGAAGGGAGAAACAATGACCATATCATCTACCAATAGCAAGGCAATATTCACCACCAGCACGGCAGTTTCGAATTACGCCTATAACTTCAAGGTGTTTGCGGCGCGGCAATTGCGGGTAACAATTGTTGACGCCACCACGCGAGCCACAACCGACTTGACCTTGACCACCGATTATTCGGTGAGTGGTGTCGGCACAGAGGCCGGCGGGGCGGTGGTGTTGACAGCGGCGGGGCGAACCAAGGCGGGCAATGGGAATCAATTGGTGATTCTGCGGAATATGGAATTTACGCAGGAAACCGACTATCAGCCGCATGACATCTTTCCGGCTGAAACCCACGAGGAGGCTCTTGATACCTTGACCATGATGTGTCAAGAACTGAAAGAAGTGCAGGGCCGGAGCGTGGTTCGTGATCCGTCTGAAAGCGAAATCATCCCCTATGCCGAACTGGTCGCGGCGGTAGAGACTGCCGTTACCAGCGTGGACGCAGCGGCGGCCTCGGCAACTGATGCGGCGGCATCTGCGACGGCGGCGGCTTCATCGGCTAACACTGCCACCATGGCGGCCACCGACGCGACAGCGGCCAAGGATGAAGCCGTGGCGGCGCGCGACGCAGCAGAGGGCTACCGTGATGAAATGGTAGGAAGTGTTGATGCGGCGGCGGCCTCGGCAAGCTTGGCGCAAACTGCGGCCTCGGATGCAACGATATCAGCAATCTCCGCGGCCGATTCTGCGGCGTCGGCTTTACAAACTGTCACCACGGTTCAAGCGTCGGCGGAATTGGCCAAGCAGTGGGCCACAAATCCGCTTAACGTCGAGGTGGAGGCTGGCAAGTTTTCGGCCTATCACTGGGCGCAGATGGCGCAGGGCGCGGCCACTGGGGGGATTCTGGAGGCTACGCAAGAGGAGGCGAACGAGGGGGCAATCGGCGGTAGTTTCATTTCGCCGATCTTGTTGGGCGAACTG